ATTTAGTTTATATATTTAGTTTATATATTTAGTTTATATATTTAGTTTATATATTTAGTTTATATATTTAGTTTATATATTTAGTTTATATATTTAGTTTATATATTTAGTTTATATATTTAGTTTAGTTATAATTCTACAAAATGTGTTGGAAATTGTAAATTAATACCAGAATAATTATTACTAATTTTTTTTTGATAATTATTTTTTTCTTCGTATGACATTTTATTATAATTACTAATATTTTCTAATTCAAAATAATACTCCCATTGATCCCTATGGTTTTTTTTTCTAAGCATAAAAGGATAATAACAGGTGTATAATTGTAATGGGTCATTTATATCAAATGACGCATTTATATTATAATTTATATACATAATATTATTATTTTCGTATATTGGTATATATAATTTATTAAGATATCTTGGTGAAATTAATGAACTAGGATGAAATTGATAAGATAATGTATAATAGTTAATTTTATTTAACTGTATTAATGCATCTACTTTTTCACTAATAACTTTAATTTCATTATTAAATTTATTAAACTGATTAACATTTAATTCAACATTAGAATTAAGAGAATATAATTTATTATTTAGTAATTCATAATTTTCTCTCAAAGTCCTAATTTCATTTATATTATTAAAATATTTTTCATAAAGTTCTTCATAAGAACTTCTAATATAATGATTTAATTTATCTTCTTCTGTATTATGATATTTATAAATTAAAGTTAGTCGTTTTTCAAGTGCTTCAACTTTTTTAGTAAGTTTATTTAATAATCCAACTTTTTCATAATAATCATAATAAGTTGTTATAATAAAATAATAAATATTTTGTAATAATTTATAAGCAAGAAATCCAAGTAAGAAATAATACAATAAAATAACATAAATACTATAAAATAAATAAAAGTAATTAACTCCATAACTAAGAAGCATTTTATTATCTTTTTCCAAAGTAGTTAATTGTGTCATTTATTGATTTGGATAGTAAATAAATTAAAATGTTGTATTGTGATGTTAAATTATTATAGTGAATAATATAAACTAATTCAATTTTTTATTTTTTATTTTTTATTTTTTTATTTTAACCCAATAATATGTAAAATGTGTAAAAAATCTATTTACAGAACTAATAATATTTTTCTTTAAGTTGTTTTAATAATATAATAAAAAATGAATGTAAAGAACCATAAATATTTTTCTTTAAGTTGTTTTAATAATATAATAAAAAATTAAGGGTGTAAAGAATATAAAAAATCAAAATTACAGAAATTTTTTATAAATAAATAATTTATTTATTATAATAAATAATTTATTAAAATGTATTTTAATCATTTAAATATTTTGAAACCTGAATCAATAAATAATCTTCTAAAATGTGAGACAATTGAAAATGGTTATAAAATTCCAAATATTATTCATCAAACATTTGCTACACAATTTTTACCATTACAAATAATTCAAGTAATAAAAAGAAATAAAGAAATTTGTCATAATTGTAAATTTATTTTTTATGATGATAAACAATGTGAAGAATTACTACAAAATAATTTTAATGATGAAATTTTTAATGCATATAAAAAAATAAATCCGAGCTATGGAGCAATGAGAGCAGATTTTTTTAGATATTGTGTATTATATTTATATGGTGGTATTTATTTAGATATTAAATCAAAAATAACTTATCCATTATTTAAGATAATTACTAAAGAAGATATTTGTATTTTAGATATTCCAAGAACATCATTAGAAAAATGGCGTTTTAATAGTCCAACATACGAACAATGGTTATTAATATTTGCTCCAAGACATCCATATTTATTAGAAATCATAAACCAATTAGTAAATAATATTAATAAAAAATATATACCAAAAGAGGTAAATAATTATCCACTAAATAAAAAAGGTAAAATATTAAATATTAGTGGTCCTGACGCATTCACAAAAGCAATAAATAGTTATATAAATAATAATAATAAAATATTACATAGAAGTATTGATTATAATAGTTTTGCTAATTTAAATCCATATATAGATTATAGGGCTATGTATGTTATTAATAAAAAAAAACATTACAGTGAAGTAAATGAACCAATTTATCTATAAATAAATTACACCTACTAATTTTTTTTATTTCCTAATTTTCTAATAAAATATACAACAAGGAGAAATTCTTATTTTTGCTCCATTTTTAAAAAAAGCACTAAAATGAAAATATCTATGCTCACAATCTTCATTTATCTGATTAAAATTTATAGGACCAGAATATTTTATATTAATATTGATTAATTTTTTTGGAATATAATCTAAACGAAACCTTCCATCATAATAACAATTAATAAATTTATTTGTCCTATAAATAGCAAATCCATTAAAAGCGGATAAGCATTTTATTAATTTATTTTTTGGTGTTTTATTAATTACTCTTTGTATATAACGACCTCCTTTTGAATTATCTTTAAAATGGTGACAACTTACTACATATGGTATTTTAGATAAAGCCCACGTATCATAATATCCATCTGGATAATTAAATGATAAACAATCCCATGCATTATTAATTTTTAAATAATAATTTAATAATTTAATATTCATATTTCTAGCACATCTATCATCACAATCCATCATTATAAAATATTCATAATCTGAAAAATTCTCTCTAATCATATTTAAACAAAAATTTCGTCCTAATGCTATTCGGTGTGTTCTGTAAGGTAATAATTCACTTGTATTTACATAAAATAATAATCTAGAATTTTTAGTTTGGTAACTTTTTAATTTATTTAATGTATTATCTTCAGAATGATCGTAATATAAAATTATTCTATAATCTTCAAATTTAGAGCCAATTAACTCCATATTTGAAAATATTTTATCTAAATAACTTTCACAATTTCTAAGTGTTCCACAAATACAGCATTTCATTTATATATTATTTTTATAATAATAAAAATTATAAAAATAGAATATTAAAAAAATTTCTCTCTAACCTTAAATTTATTATAATTTATAAATTTATTAAAATATTTCTAAATATTATAATAGTAATAAATGCCTAGAAAAAATAGTGTATCACGTACATTAAAACAAGTTAAACAACCAAAAAAAAATTTAACATCTAGTTTTTTAAGAGAAATAAGCACAATTTTTTTAGAATTATTGCTAACAATTAAGTTATATCATTGGAAAACTTATAGTTATGCTACCCATAAAGCTACAGATGAATTATATAGTAAATTAAATGAAAATATAGACCATTTTATTGAAATTTTATTAGGAAAAGTAAATGAGCGTATTGATTTACATTCAACAAAAAAAATAGAATTAAATGATTTAAAAACAAAAGAAAGTTTAATTAGATATATCGAAGATTATAAGGCATATTTAGTTGATTTAGATAATAATAAATTTATGAAATTAATGACTAATAGTGATTTATATAATATAAGAGATGAAATATTAGGTGACTTAAATCAATTTCTTTATTTATTAAGTCTAGATTAAATACTCATTAGTTAAATATTTTGGCATAGATAAAAGAAGTAAAAATTAAATAAATTTAATATTATTAATAATTATTAAACTTATGGATAATAAAGAAACTATTAAAAGTTTATTAAGTCCTAATAATATAAATAATAATATTAAATCAATTACATCATTAAATTTAGAGACTAGCGAAGCACCTTCTCTCAAATCACCAGATAATAATGAAAGTTTTTTAAGTAGAATTAGTGCTAGAATCTTAGCAATTCCTTTTTATGGTTGGTTATTAATAATATTAGTTTTAGCTTTTTTAGGAATAAATATATTTATTTATTTTGCGTTAGGAACTGAAAAATTAGTAGAATTAGTCAATAAAATAATAAAACCATTATTTGGAACATCATTACAAGTAACAGGTCAAACAATAAGTGTAAGTGCAGAAGGTGCCAAAAAAGTATTATCAGGTACAGTAAGTGAGTTAGAAAAAGGTTTAACAGATATACAGGAAGTAACATCTCCAGAAATAGAAAAAAATATAAATTCAAAACAAGAAGCATCATTAAATAAAGCATTAGTTGAAGCAGAATATAAAGAGAAAAAAGAAGAAACGAATTATGAAGAAGATAGTTCAACGAGTAATATTCAATCAACGTCAAAATCAGGATGGTGTTATATTGGTACATCAAAAGGAGTACGTAGTTGTGCTACAGTAGGAATAAATGATAAGTGTATGTCTGGAGATATTTTTCCATCACAAGAAATATGTATGAATCCAAGTTTAAGAGCTTAATAAATAACTAAATAATTAGAGCAACGCAATAACAAAATAAATAAATTACTAAAAAACTAAATAACTAACTAAATAACTAACTAAATAAATAACTAACTAAATAACTAAATAACTAACTAAATAACTAACTAAATAACTAACTAAATAACTAACTAAATAAATAACTAAGTAATAAAATAACTAGTTATTTAGTTTAGTATCATAGAAATTTACTTAAGGATATGTAAAATAAACAATATTAGAAGGACAAGACTCAATATTGTTACTTAATGAAGTAACAAAAATAGTATTATTACCATTAATTAGGTTATTATTACTTATATTATAACTATTAATATCAGCAGGTAGATTAATAAATAAAAGATTATTAATATAAATATTAAATGATGAAAGTGGTAGACAACTATTATTAGAGTAATAAGTCCAACTAATAAAGATATTACTACCATTATAACTATAATTTAAAACTGGTGGATTAGGTTTAACACCACTTTGAAATCCTTTGTAATTAAAAGGAAATTTATTACTACTATTATTATTAGTTAAATTTTGACGTGGATAAAAAGTATTAATATTATTATTCCAGTATAAAAATCCAGTACCAGGCACATTAGAAAAATTAACAGGAAAAATAAATGTAGAACTATCAGGGCATGACTTGATAATTTCACCAGTGCATGGATTAGTAATAACTGTTCCTATTAAGTTTCCACCATCTTCTATAATCTTAGTAGAACATCCATCAGGATTAGGTAAATTATATGTAAAAGGTCCGCTAGGATTATTAGGTGCTCCGACAATATTATTATTATAATCATAAAATGTACTAGCAACTCGTAAATACCCATTAGTATTAGGGTTTGTATATGTTTGTGTTTGTGTAGCAAATGTTTTAGTGCGTTTAGGTCCACACATATTAGCTAATTTAGAATATTTTTGCTTTTTAGTAAAATTAGCGCTATTAGCCTTATATTGTAATACATTTCCCTTATAAAATTGTCTATTATAATATTCATTTTCAGAAAGTGATATATTACGTTTTAAATATGGATTAAAAACAAAATTATTATAATCTAGATTAGATAAATTATTTAAAAAAGTGCATTGATTTTGTCTACGTGACCAAACACGTTCAGGTTGAGGTAAATAATAAATTCCATTATAATTGGGATTTATAACACAATTCGGAGGACTTAATGACATAATTAATTAATATATTAATTATTAGAAAAAACTACTTAAAGACAATTTATTATTAATGATTGTAAGGTGAGAAATATAGTCACCTTACAAGTAGCATGTTGGCGCAGGGGAAGCGTGTAGGGCTCATAATCCTAAGGTCGTACGATCGAAACGTACACGTGCTATTAAATTGACACTATAGCCAAGTGGTTAAGGCGACGGATTACTAATCCGTTGAGTTTTACTCGCGTGGGTTCAAATCCCACTGGTGTCGGTGTTTGTACGACTTTTATATGGTAAGTTTAATATTTAATGATGTCGTTAATTTATATGTGTGTTTAGAATGTCTAGAAGATTGTATTGAAGTATTTTTTTGTTTTGTATTTAACCAAAAAGTGCTTCCTTAGCTCAGTTGGTTAGAGCGCGATCCTGTTAAGATTGAGGTCATTGGTTCGAATCCAATAGGAAGCGAATAAGTATTTTATTATAATTATTTAAAATACTTATTTTTTTATTATGTTATAACTACCAGTGGAAATATGCCTTTTACACTCTTTAATTTACATTATGAAAAATAAATTTGTTCGTTTTATTTTCATTTTCTTTCATTTTCTTTCATTTTCTTTCATTTTCTTTCATTCTCTTTCATTTTCTTTCATTTTCTTTCATTTTCTTTCATTTTCTTTTTGGACGTTGTAATTGTTATGTTAACAAAAGTATTATTACAAGGTTGGATTAAATGCATCACCACTTCCAGCAAAAAACCATCTTAATGATAAGTAATTATTTGATTTATCATTAATTCCACCACTACCAACCATTTTCTTATTAGGACCTTTCGCAACTAAATTTTGAATTTCACTAATACCTAATGCATAATTGTAATACCATAAATTAGATATATATCCATCAAATCCACCATTCATCGCAACATAAACATCACCATAATTTTGCTTAGGTACTCCAATTAAGTTAAGTGACCTAGTTATTGTACCATTAATATATACATCTAATGTAGTATTTTTACAACGAATTATAACATTAAACCATTTATTTAGTGGAATATCAGGTATTATTATTTCTTCATTAATTACATTATATGTATTCATTACAACTACTAATGCATTTGTATTAGGAGCAATATATAAACCAGGCGCATTATTAGGTTGTATCATTCCATTTGCACCTAATGTACTATTTCCTTTACTAAATACGTGTTTAAAAATATTTGGATTAGTATCTAAACTATTAATATAAAGCCATGAAGACCAAGAAAATTCAATACCTTCATTCGCATTTACTGAGCGATAAATAGTAACAGCATTGTTATTACTAGGGTCTTGCGGAAAAATTAACATTTGTTTAGCATCAACCATACCTGTAATAAGGTGTGGATTAGAAGAAGGCTTAAAAATTCTTGATAAAATAGCAATTCCAAGTTTTAATGCTAATACAAATAATATTATTACTAAAAATAAAAAGGCGAACTTAGCAATTAAACTATTAGATTCTAAAAATTCTTTTGTTCCATATTGAGGTGGTGCTGTTGAAAATGTTCTAAATACATTACTATTAGTATTCATATTTTATTATTATTAATATAATAATAGAATATAATATTTTAACCTTTTGAGAAAAGGTCCAACCAAAAATTTAAGAGAAATTCAAGTACTACATTATATATAAATTATAATGCAAGTTTGATGTATCTTTTCGGTCGGTGTAATACAATTTTATATTTAAAATTAAAAACTTAATTATTATTATTTTATTACTATTATAGAACCATGTTATCTTCAAGTTTGGACGTAAAAAGTTAAAAAAATAAGTCTGTCTTAAAATGTATAACTACTTTGCGTATTACCATTTTGCATTAGCGATACTTGAATTTGATAATTATTAAATAAGCTTAATTTATCAGAATATCCTTTCTTATATATATTCCATACTTCTTGAGGGTTAAGCGAATTAGGAAAATATTGAAAACGTGAAGTCCAACCATTAAAACCACCGTTTGGTGTTACATAAATATCAGCATTAGCATTTACACTTGCTATACCAGGTAATAAACAAGTGCGTACTAACTTACCATCAATATATAAATCCATCGTTTTTCCATATACACTTAATACTAAATTTACCCATTTTTGTACTGGTACATTAGATAAACTACATGTATGTACTACAGTATTTCCATTTGTAGGAACTTGCTCGGCACCTGGATAACAACCTAAAGAAACAGAAACATTGTTTTCAATTGGGTCTAAAATTACTGCTGGACATGGATCTATACCACTTACACCAGGAATTGAACCACTACTATTTGGTGATTTTCCACCCATTCTACCGAATATTACTTTAGGTTCACCATAACGATAATTCCAGTCATTAATATAAAACCATATAGAATAAGCGAAATTTGTAGAAGGAACATCACCATTTGTTTGTAATGATGAAGCACTAATAGTAGAAGCAGTTTGACCGTTCTGTAAGTCTTGTAAAGTATATGGGTCTATTGTTAAATATTTGATAAATTTATAAACAATAAATAAAACAATTACAATAACCACAATTTGTAATGGATTCATAACTATTATATTATATATATAAATAATAATTAAAAAATATAAAGAATTCAAATAACTTAAATAATTCAAATAAATTAAATAATTTAAATAACTTAAATAATTTAAATAACTTAAATAATTCAAATAAATAAAATAATTCAAATAACTTAAATAATTCAAATAACTTAAATAATTCAAATAACTTAAATAATTAAAATAACTTAAATAATTCAAATAACTTAAATAATTACACCTTTTAACTAAATTAAATTAATTTTATAATTTTTTATAAGTATTTAACACTTGTTTTTTATCCTTAAAATATGGAGGACTTTTTTCTCTCAACATATAATAGAGAAAATAAACATTAAAACTATTTACTGGATGATTAAAATAAATAATATTGCTTATTCCTCCTTTAATTCCATTTTCTTCTCCTGTAGTTATTGTATCTAATTTATAATAAGGAACAATACCAATTATAGATTTTACTAATTCGCCGTTTAAAAATATATCTAATGTACCACTGTTATAATTTATAATTATATTATTCCATTTTTGAAGGAGAAAATTCTTTTTAATATAAATAATTCTATTTCCATATGCGTCAAATTCAATAATATTATTAGAAAAATCTATGTTTAAATTATTTTTTGAATTATCTAAATCTGATTTTTGTTTCTCTTGAATAGTTTGTTGTAATCCTTTTTGTTCCATAGTTATTATTAAACTATTTGTTTTAGCATCATAATATATATTAGGTTTATTCGCAAAATTTAATAATGATGTTGGTTTACTATAATTAATATTAGTATTAGGAGAATTGCTATTAATATAAATCCAGAATGATAAAGCATAAGTATAATCATATGTTTCTTTACCATTATTCAAGTCTTGATATGTTCCTAAATTATTAATAATATTAAGTGGTAATGGTCCAGTTAATAATTGTCTACCTCCTTGTTTATTTATAATATTTAATAATGTGTTATGTCCTAAATAAATTATTGTTATAATAGAACATATAAATAGTATTAATAATATTTGTTTATTAGTTTCAAAATTAATATTTTTATTTATTACATTACTAAATGAAGAGAAAAAAGAAGTAAATTTTGAAAAACTAGATTTAGATGTTGTTTCTGGTGTTTTTGTTGTTTCAGTTGCTAACTTTGATTTTGATTTAGATTTTTTACTATTATCTAGTAAATTATTAATAATACAAGGTATAAATAAAAATCCATTAATAATTAAATCATTAAATGCGTTTTGTTTTTTAACTAATGAGGGAAATATTGCTTTTAAAAGTCTTAATAATAATATTCCAATTAATAAAATTAAGGCAATATTACCAATAAAATATAATACTTTATAAGAACCATTTAAATTTGTTAAGTTAAGAGCAATCCATGTTATTAATAATCCACTTAATGTAATAGATGCTAATATAGTAATTAATTTTTTAGATTGACTAAATAATTCAAGATTAGATGGATTATTTTTAGTTAAAGAAAATAAACTTATTAATAATAATAGAAAAAACACAAAACTAAATATTCCAGTAATAATTATAATGTTTGTATTTACTTTAATAGAATTACCAGGATTTACAAAATATAATGTAGTTATAATAATTATTAAACAAATTAATGTAATAAAAGTAATAGCTAGTTCAAAATTTATATTAAATTTATAAGGATCATTTACATTATTTTTAAATAAATTATAAAATATTAAAATACCGATAATAAAAAAAATAATATTGAAAATATAATAATAAGTATCTAAAATTGATTTTTTCTCTTGATTTAAATAAATATAAATAGTTACTAAAACTAATGTATAAGCTAAAACATTATTAATACCTTTATTATAACTAAAAAATTCATTTATTAAAGACATTATTATATTATAGTTTTACACTTTTTTATTATACTTTTTTTATTGTAATTAGAAGACCTATATTTTTTATACTTATAATTTTTTTATAATAATTTACATATTTTCACTTGCTGTTTTTATTCCGTGACAATTACGGCATAAAGCAATTAAATTAGAAGCATCATTTGTTCCACCATATTCAAGTCTTAATTTATGGTCTATTTCATAAGTATGGTCTAATTGATTACTACAATGTCCGCATTTCCATTGCTGTCTAGCTGCTACATATTTTTTCTTAGTTTCACTTACACTACGTTTAGTAGTTACATTCTTTATTTTAGTATTTACATTGATTGGATTACAAAAACTAGAATTATTGTTATAATAAGGTTTATTATTAAAATTATTATTACTATTGAAACCATCCATAAATGACATATTATTTTGTGATGTTAAATCAATTATTGGACTTAAATAGTCCATAGTATTTTTATTAATAGGTAAATATTTAATCATAGCATTACTACATAGTAACATTTCACGAGCACGAGAAGGATTTTTTTTTAATATTAAATAAATACCTATTCCTAAAAATGCATAAAAAATCATTGTATAATATTTTTTATATGAATAAAACATTTTAATAAATTTATTATCTTTATATGCGTTAAAAATAAGAAATCCAGTAATTAAAGCAATTAATATTTCTAATCTCATATATAAAGATTAGAAATATCTTATATTTATAATATAAAAGGTGTAATTAGTAGGAGTAATAATTTTAGTTTAACATTTTATTAAGCATATATCCTTCTTTAGTCTTTTTCTTATCCATATTGCTTAATGCTTCTTGTCCGTAAGCACCTTGTAATCTAATCATTCTTAGATATTGTTTATGTTCTTCAGGCATATTATAAATTTTAAACATAGCAAGTAATATTAATATATAGGGTAATAATACTAAGAACCAAGATAATTTGCTTAATCCCATCTTACATAAAAAGCCTAATACATAAGTCCAAACTAATGCAAATAAAAACTTGAATACAATTGCTATAACTGGTACGCCATTAACTAGACCAACTAAAAAAGCAAAAAAAGCAATGGCTAAATAAAGTTTAGCAGGATTACAAAGTTTTTTAATATCGAATGTTGACATTATTATAATAAATAATAAGATTATTTTTTTACAATATTAAATTTTATAACTTTTATAATAACTTTTATTAATTATTATCTTTTATTGCCTTTTATCTTTTTTATTTTTGTAATCCATAAAAACAAATAATAATTAGAAAACAAATTATTACTAAATAAATTACTTTTGAAATTATTTTATTAATATTATTATTTTTATAAGTATTATTAATTTTATTATAATAATCAATATAAAAATCATTTAGTGACATTTCAGGTTTTTCAAGTTTAATATTTATTTGATTATGAATAAAATGCATCCATTTAACTAATGAAGTTCTATTATCTAAATAAGGAGTAACAGGATATTCATTAATAAGTTTTTGAAAATTAGATGAATGATTTTCACAAGGAATAAAAAGATGTAAATTTTGAATAAATTCATAATATTTTTTTTTAGTAGAAGCATTAGGATGATGTGGATATGTCATTGTCATTGTATGTAAAAAAAACCAATAATGTGGTCCCCATAGTTCAGGGTCTATAATCATAATATTATTATATTATTAAAAAAAAATAATTATTCACGTAATATAAACTAATATTATTTTGTTAATAGTAAAAAATATAATTCATAATATTAGTAATTACATTAGAATTTAAAGACTTTTTATTATTATTAAATTTTATATCAAATAATAATTTTTCTAAAAAATAATGTTTTAATGATTTTATAAGAAAGTCTTTTTTTATTTTATTTATATTACATTGAATTAAAAAATCTTCGTTAAGTTTAGAAATATTTTTTTCCAGATCACGTTCTAATAAATATAAATAATAGTTAATAATAATAGGTTTGTATAATTTTTTATAATAACAAGTTAAATTATGATTAATAACACCTAATGAACCACTTGAACCACTACAATGATTACATATAAATACAATATTATTTTCTAATTTATTATTACAACTACAAAATGAGTAATATTTATGGTTAATGTATTTTCTTGGTATTATTGAAATATTATAATTATCAAAGTTATTATCTAATATTATACTTGAATTACTTTTCATATAAGAATTTTCACAAATCATAATATATTTAGATATTATTATAATAATAATATTATTAGTATTTTTTATTATATTATTAGTATTTTTTATTATATTATTAGTATTTTTTATTATATTATTAGTATTTTTTATTATATTATTAGTATTTTTTATTATATT